TCTGTCAGCGTTTACATGACCGATTTCGGAACTTTGGATATCACTCCATCGCGTTTCATGGGTAATGATCGCGTCTTTGTGATTGATCCAAACTTTGTGTGTCTGTCAACTTTGACTGGACGTAACTTTGCAGAGAACGACATTGCCAACACAGGTGATGCCGAAAAATCGCAAATCGTGACTGAGTGGGCTTTGAAAGTTAAGGCTCCGAAGGCGCACGGCGCGATCTTTGATCTGAACGGTTCTTAAAGCCAAAAATATAATGACTAAAGGGGCGCTCCGGCGCCCCTTTTTAATGAGGTAAACATGACCAAAAAATTATTGAGCAAAGTCGGCGATACCGAAACTTGGATGCACGATGCTGATAAAGGTTTCATCATCGAAAAGCGGCAAGAAGTAGATGCTATCCTAGACGCTAATAAAGCGAAGGCGGCTGAGTATCGAAAAGGCAGCATGATTGGCAACACGCAGCATCATTGGCAGCATGTGGCCGAAATACCAGCGACAGTCTATTTGGAATTACGCGCCCGACTTGGCGACCCAAAAGACAACCCGACAGAGTGGAAGCGCTGGCTCAATGATTATGACAATCGTTTTTTCAGAACTAGCGGCGGGAAAATCTAATGGCAATCACCGACTATGCTTCACTCCAAACCGCTATCGCAAATTTTGCGGCGCGAAGCGACTTAACTCTGCAAATCCCTGAGTTTATCCAGCTTGCCGAAGCGCGTATGTCGCGCGAGTTAGAAAGCCGCAGCCAAGAAAAGCGCGCGCAGGCAACGCTAACAGCAAACAACGAATATATCAGCCTCCCGACCGACTTGCGTGAAGTCAGGGAAGTGAAGCTGAACACAAGCCCGCTGACAGTTTTGGAATACAAAAGCCCTGTCGCGCTTGATACTGATTATTCGACAACAGGCGCAGGCAAACCGCAGGCCTATAGCATAGTCGGCGATGAAATGAAGCTTCGCCCTGTTCCTGATACGGCTTACAGCGCCGAAATCGTTTATATCGGTTCTATTGAGCCGCTATCGAATACAAACACAACAAACAACATTCTGCTTCGCCATTCAGACGCCTATTTAGCGGGCGCGCTGGCGGAACTTTACACATATCTGATGGATGAACAACGCGCGCAGCTTTACGACCAAAAGTTTAGCCGTGCCATTTCTGAAATCCAGAAAGACGAGCAGCGATCTCACTACGGCACAGGCTCGTTGCAAATCCAGTCAATTTATCAACGTCAAAACACAGGAGCCTGATTCCATGTCAGCTATGTCCGATTATCTCGAAAATGCCTTCCTTGACCACTTTACCGGCACAACATCAACAAGCGCTCCGGCAGCCGTCTATCTTGGCCTTTCAACCGCATCCATGAACGATGACAACAGCGGCACAGAACTTTCTGGCAGCGGCTATGCGCGCGAAGCCATTACGTTTGCCGCAGCCGCAAGCGCTTCTATCAGCAACAATGCCGGCGTGGAATTTAACTCAGCGACCGGTTCGTGGGGTACGGTTAGCCATTGGGCTATCTATGACGCGGCAACAAGCGGAAACCTGCTTTTTCATGGCTCTTTTGCTACGCCCAAAGCAATCGCAACCGGCGATATTCTGAAGGTTGCTTCAGGCGCTTTGACAATCACAGCGGCCTAACAAAACCAGATGGCAACACCGCTTGACCAACTGGATGCTGTCGGCGTTCTTGATGGGGCTAACTCCATCGGGAATATGGATTATCTGGACAATGTGACCATTCATAACGTGACTGGCAGCGCTTCGGCGTCTGCCAGCGCAACCGCGCTTGTGCCTATTAAATTGAAATCAGCTAGTGGGGTTGGGGTTACATCTGCTTCCGTTTCTGCCAGCGCCGACAGAACACGCCAGTTTGATGCAACAATCGCAACGGCCGGTTCAGTTAGTGCTGTAGCCATATTGATAAGGCTTGTTGGCGGGCAGCCAACAGCCAACGTCAGCGCCAGCGCAAGCATCGTTCCTATCCGGCAACTAACAGCGACAGCAACAGCCGCAGCAACTACAAACCAGCCGGCAGCGAACTTTCTGTTTAATGTCAGCGGGTCTGTGAGTGTTTCGGCGACAGCAACAGCAAATCAGCCGACAGGCACATTTGCAATGACTGCTAGCGCTGGAATAACAACGGCGGCGACAGCAAACGCCAGCGGCAAAATATTAGGCGAAGATTGGACTGTTGTTCAGAATAACATCAATCAGCAATGGGCGGTTCAGTAATGGAATTCAAGGATTGGCTGCCTGACCAGCCCGAATATCTAAACAAAGGCGTCACAACTGCGCTTAACTGCTATCCGTCTGCGGTTGGATATAGAAGCGTCAACGCTTTCCAAGCGGTATCAGGTGCGGCGACAAACAAGATTGCGGGCGTATTTGCGGCAAAAGACAATGACGGAAACGTCAAGCTTTTTGCAGGCGATGCGACAAAACTTTATGTCTATGGCGGGGCTGGTGGTGCGCTTGTTGATGCAAGCAAGGCTGGCGGCTATAACATCGGCGCAGCTGGCCGCTGGCGGTCAACGCAGTTTGGCGACAAGCTTCTTGTCGCAGGCGGCACCGGCGAAGAAGTGCAAAAGTGGCAGCTTGGAACTGACACTAGCTTTTCAGATTTATCGGCATCTTGCCCAAACGCCGATTTCATCACTGTTGTTAGGGATCAGGTTTGGGTCGCGTCTATTGACGATGGATCAGGCAAAAAGCCATCGCGGGTTCAATGGTCTGGCATTAACGATGAAACAAGCTGGACAGTCGGAACCGATCAGAGCGATTTTCAAGACATTCCAGATGCCGGAAATATAACCGGATTATGTGGCGGCCAAAATGCAGTCATTTTAATGGAACGCGCTATCGCTGTTGCGTCTTATGTTGGTTCGCCGCTCATCTATCAGATTGACCGCGTTGAGACTGCGCGCGGCTGCGCATATAGCGGCAGCGTTGCGCAAATTGGCGGCTTGGTGTTCTTCCTTGCCGAAGATGGGTTCTATGCTTTCGATGGCTCCAAAAGCCAGCCGATCGGCGCCGAAAAGGTCAACCGCTTTTTCCTCGATGACATGGATTTGGCTTATACGACAAAGATGTCGGCAGCCGTTGACCCAACGCAACAAGTGGTCGCTTGGTCATATGTCAGCAACGCATCGCCTGATGGCGAGCCTGATCGCATGATTGTTTTCAATTACACGCTAGGCCGCTGGTCTTTGGTTGAGGTTGGCGCTGATATTATCGCACCATTTTTCACATCTGGTCAGGATTTGGAATCGCTTGATGCGCTCTACGCTAATTTTGACGCGGTTGGCTCAATATTGGACTCGCACCTATTTAAAGGCGGGTCATTTGTTTTTGGCGGCGCATATCAAAAGAAGCTTCACGCCTTTTCTGGCGCGCCTATCGCCGCAACATTTGAAACCGCAGAGTTTCCTGTCGCAAAAGATAAACATGCGCTGGTCACAAGAACGGTTCCGCATTTCACCGGCGGCACTGTTTCCATGCAAGTTGGTGCGCGTGATCGGCATGATGACCCTGTTGTTTTTGATGCAGGCAGTGCGCTGACGGATGAAGGCTTTTGCGAGCATCGTGTTCAAGGCCGTTTCCATCGCGTTAAAATGACCATTTCTGGCAATTGGGAAAACGCGCAGGGATTAGACATTGAGGGACGGCCAATTGGCAGGCGTTAATTTTAGGCGGCTGCCAAACGAGGCAAACGATCCGCGCGAAGTCAGCCTTGTTGTAAACAACATTTTGGCCGGCAAACTTAACTCAACCGGCACTGTCACGCTTGCTGCAAACGCGGCATCAACTGTCGTTGCAGATGATCGCGCTGGTTATGAAAGCGTCATTCTGTTTATGCCAACAACCGCAGCGGCGGCCTCAGAGCAGGCCGGCGGTGCAATGTTTGTCTCATCGCGCGGCAAACAAACTTTTACGGTCACACATGCAAACACAACGTCAACAACAAGAACATTCGACTATATCATTATCGGCTGAATGGGATCGTTGCGCTGGTTGGATACAAGCTGCGCTAGATCATGCGCACGGAACGCACACGCTTGCCGATGTCTTTGACATGGTTGAGCGCGGCGATGCGCAGTTTTGGCCGTTCCATAACGCGGCAATCGTCACTGAAATAGTCCAATATCCGCAATTCAGAACGCTTCGGTTTTGGTTGGCGGGTGGCAATTTAAAAACACTAGTTGAGGCTGAACCGGCTTTGGTCAATTGGTCAAAAAGTTGGGGATGCAAATCTGTTGAAATAGTCGGAAGGCGTGGTTGGCACCGCGCTCTTAAAGGTTACAAGCCGACTTCAACAATTATGGCAAAGGAATTAAAAAATGAGTAAAGGCGGCGGAACCCCATCAACTGTCAACACGCAAGTTGAACCCCCCTCATATGCGAAGCCCTTTTTGGAATATGGTCTGTCGCAGGCTAAAGATCAATATACGTCAGCGGCTCCAAACTATTATCCAAACAGCACAGTCGTTGGCTTTGCGCCTGAGACCACTATGGCTTTGGACATGGTTCGCGATAACGCGCTCAACCCTAATGGCATGACAGCGCAGACCACAAATCTTGTCAGGCAGAACTTGATGGGAACAAACCCTCTCATGAACGCAGCGTTTCAGCCCGCAATCAATGAGGTCATGAGCCAGTTTTCTAAGGCTGGCAGATATGGCAGCGGCGCTAACCAGCAAGCCCTAGCGACAGCGCTGGCGCCGATATCATACCAAGCGCAGCAAGACGCAATCGCACAAGCGCCACAGGCTGAAAACATGGCAGCGCAACAGCTTGCCGGCGTTGGCGAAGCGCGTGAAGGCCAATCACAAGCAGAACTCCAAGCGCAGATTGACAAGTTTAATTTTGAGCAAAACAAAGACGCAGCAAAGCTTGCTGCCTATATGGGGCTTGTGGGCGGCGGTACGGTTGGAAGCAATACAATCCAGCCTGTCGCGCGTAACTCAGCCGCTTCGGCTTTGGGCGGCGCATTAGGCGGCGCCCAGCTAGGCAAGAACGCCGGCTTCGATCCGATGATGGGCGCCATTGGCGGCGGCCTTCTGAGCATGTTTTAGGGGGTTATGATGGGAAAATACGACTTTTTGTTTAGCACTCCGCAAAACAGCTATTTGGATCAGGCATTGCCGCCTATATCGCGAAACCCTGTTTTAGCCCGCCCAACAGTGCCTTCGGCGTCTATGGCTAACCGCCCGCAACTTAGCAATGAAATGATGGCCGCTTTAACAGGCCGAACCATGAACCGGCCGATGAGCCTGCCTATGCGCAGTCCTGTTCGCATGGCGCAGTCTAACAGCCCAATCCCACTACCTACCAGCCAGCCTTCGCAATATACCGGTGCGCTCCCTATTAGCAAACCAATGAAGCCATTCACACCGCTTCCGCCTGCGGCTGGCACGGCGCAAATGCTACGGCCAAACCAGCCTTCAGATATACCGGCTTCGCCAGAACAGCCAGCGCCATCAAGCGGCTTTTTTGGCGGCCTGTTAGGCGATGGTTTTGACGATCCTAAGTCGCAAGGCATCCTTGCCGCATCTGCCGCATTGCTAGAGGCTGGCGCGCCTGTCGTTGGCGGNGTTGCCCCATCNNTAGGCCAAGCACTAGGTCANGGNTTGCGCGCTGGAATGGGCGCNTTTGGCNCNGCNAANAAAGGCATCGCTGATGCCGAAGATGCTGAGATCAACCGGCGTTATAAAATAGCGCAGGCCGATCTAATGGATAGAAAAATGAAAACGCCAACGCGCGAGCAAATACAGGATGGCGCGTTTACTGTTGTCACCGATCCTGAAACTGGCGAACAAAAGATTGTTCCAAACGAAGAAATCATCAAATACCAAAAAGAGATGAAGGCTTTAACAAAGACAGAAAAGAAGCCTGTCAGAATGACGACCGCAGCGTTTAAAGCTGAAGAAGAAGATTTTACGGCTTTGGATTTATCTGATGGCATCAATGATGATGTGGGAACCTATATCGACTTAATAAAGAATGGAGAAATGTCGCTTAATTTGTTTGATGCACCGATGGACAAGATTAGGACGTCAATAGGTCAAGCTGATGAAGATGTGCAAAATCGCGCTAACTTTGATGCTTTTCTCAACAAATTAAGAAACGACACTTTGCGTCTTAATAAAGGAACGCAAACCGAAGGTGACGCGGAGCGCGCTCTTTTGGAAATCGTTGCGAACAAGAACGATGAAAAAATTGTTATAGCGCGCCTGCAAGAAATCCAGCGCATCAATGAACGTGCGATTAAGAACCGTAAGCGCGCAATCAATCGCAGGCGCAAAAACGAGGGTGTCGATGTTTTCGATTTCAGCACCTATAACGATGTCAAGTTTGAGGTGGTCGAATAATGGCGAAAATCAAAGTCGATGGTCTAGGCGTAATTACCGTTCCCGACACATTTATGGACATGTCGCAGGCCGAACAACAACGCTACGTCAACCAGATCGCAAAAAGCGGCGCGCAACGCAAACGCAAACAAGCAAAGCCAAAAGATGAAGAAAAAAGCGATGGCGAAGATGGCTATGGTGCAAACTTGGCGCGGCTGGCTGGTCAAGGCTTATTGCTTGGTTTTGGCGATGAGATCGAAGCTGGCTTGCGGACAGGCTTTGGTTTTGCTGGCGATTATGATGAAACCCGCGATGAAATTCGTGAAAACATATCAGATTTTCGCGATGCAAACCCTAAGACAGCCCTAGCGGCTGAAATTGGCGGCGGATTGCTGACGGGCGGCATTGGCGGCGCAAGGGCGGCTGGTTCAGCCGTTGGCCGCAAGATCATCAACAAAGTTGGCACAACTGGTTTTGGCGGGCTTGTTGGCGCTGCCGAAGGCGGCATTGCTGGCGCTGGCGTTGGCGAAAGCGCCGGCGAAAGATTGGCTGGCGGGCTGGTCGGCACAACGCTTGGCGGCGTATTAGGATCAGCCGCGCCGGCTGTTGTAAATGCTGCCGGTAAAGGCCTCAACAGAGCCGCTTATTCGCTTGGTCTAAAGTCTGATGATGCAATCCAGCGCGGGGCAGACTTGAAGGCCGTGCAGGCGCTTGAAAACGCTGGCATGACCCCTTCAGCCGTCCAGCAAAGCCTAGATGAAGCCGTTGTTCCAAACATGATGATTCCTGATGTTGCCGGCGAAGCAACGCGGCGTCTTGCGCGTGGTTCTGCGACTGTATCTGGCGAAGGCGCTGATATAGCGCAAAAGGCGCTAGATGACCGCATGGCGGGGCTAGGCGATGACATTGCTGACGATATTGGTTTCGTTCTTGGCGGCAACACTTCCAAGAAAGAGGCGCTTGATGTTATTGCAGACAGGCAAGCAGCAAATGCGAACAATGATTATGATAAAGCTTTCAACATTGATGGCAGGCCTGCAACGGTGCCGGTGACGCCTGAAATAAAGCGCATCCTTTCATTGCCTGCTTTTGATGAAGCTGTCGAAAAAGCTGCAAATCTGGCAAAGTTTGACGGCATCGAA